CCACCTAAGTCACCACCTAAGCCGCCGGCTTCCGCGCCGGCGCCCTCTGCTGCTGCAGCTTCCAACGCTGCGTCGTGACGCTTATCATAAAACATTTCACGCTGATTGCGGAGGAACTCTTCTTCGGAGAGATGAAGCAAATTTTGTGCGATCCACCGACGACTAAAAAACCCTTCAGTGGCGCCGGTGGCAATATCAAATTTCGCTTTCCAGTGCTCAAGATCCTGCATCTCTGAAATCTTTGATGGATTGTTGAGAGACAGCTTGAAGCTTAATAAGTCATCGCCGCGATACCCAATCGTATAAAGGTGAATGATAGCCATCTTTTCCAACTCGGCAATTACAACTCTCTGTAGCCTCTGAATTGTTCTGGCAAAACGAATGTCTTTNTGTGCNAGCGTCGTCTTGTCTTCGTCGGCGCCTTCGCCGCGTGACAAATAAGACTGCGGCACTTTCAGAGCAGAAAATAATTTATCTCGAAGATATTTAATATCGTCTATTTCCGTATTGTTTGTTCCGCCGCCAAGATTTTCAATTCTAGAATTTTGTCCTGCTCGGACAGGAATAAAGTAATCCTCTTCGACCGACAGCGGATTGTAGCGCAAGTCAACGCGACCCGTATCAGGATCAAGAACTTGATTACGCTTCATCTGTGTCACAATCTTTTGCATATATTGCTCTACATCATTAGGAGAAACAGAGCCAACATCAATATAGAAGACTCTGCGTTCCGGAGATCTAATAACACGATAAGCCATCATTGCATCTTCCATCAGAATCAACTGGCGCCAGATTCTACGGGCGGGCTCCAAAACTGAACTGCCATATGGAATATATTTATCGTTTCCTAAAACTCGAAAATGGCCAATTTGCCAATTTTCAAAAGTCATTCCAGCGGAATTCCATTGATATTGGACATAATTTGGATTTGTCTTATCCTCGCCTTCTAGACGCTCGATCTCGCTGACCGGCAAGGATATCGCCGACTTAATACCAAAACTCTCGTCAATATCGAGATACAAGAAGAAGTCTCCATACTTGCACATAGTCCTGCACCATCCAAAAAGATTTGTCTCAATATTAATCACTTTGTAGAACAACGTGTGTAACACAGTCTTAATCTCTTCGTTTGAGCAACGTATTCTCAACAATTCAGATAAGTCAGATGAAGTGGTCATTTCATCAGCATAGATATCAAGCGTGGACGCTATCTCTGGTGTGTACTCCATTTGATCAAAGTCAACATATCTCTCCATTCTTCTCTGGTTTGCAATCGCATTTGTCGCAATTACGCTTAATGGGTCATATTGGCTTCTTTTAAATTGTTGACCACTAGCACTCTTAAAGGTGCTGGAGTATTTGTCTAAGTGTTTCTTCCTTATCCTACGCCCAGATTGCGTTTTATAATTAATGATCGGTCCAGAAAATAATCGAGTGAGCCTCTTAAAAAGCTCTGATTCTTGGTTTCTGGGATTCTTCTTGTTAGCCATTATTTATCCTTTTAGTAGCCAAAGAAACTCTTTGTTCTCTCTTTGTTTGGCAGCTGCCTTGTCTTTTAGCGCATTACTTTTATTATAATTTTTCATACCGGGAATTGTAGTATCAAAACTCTTGTTTGTGTATATCATTGATCCTAAAAATGCCTTATTGTACTCAAGGTCTCTTTGGCTGATTTGAAGAGCTGTGTCGCGGATCCAGCATCCAATTGCCAAAGCCATCACTAAATCATCGTTATAACTTCGCATTGCTTGTGGTTTCCCGTTATGCCAGATAAATGTCTTTAACTCATTTACTAACCTTGATGAATACACAGTAATTAGTTTATTTCTTATGAATTCTTCTAATTTTGCAATTATTAAAGGTCTTGTCTTTGATGAGTTTGTAAATCCCGCTACGGCACTGTTCATGCCTTCTGCCTGATATTGATCTACATATTCATGTGTTGACTTAATTGAATAATAAATATTCTCATATTCCATCTCTGTCAACTTTGTTAAAACAGTGTGTCCGATACTATTGTTTTCAACAACCAATAAGCAATTCCCGTACTCTCTTCCAACTTCATTTAACATGTTAGCAAACACGTCCGGAGATAATTTTCCCTGATATTCTGCAACTGTCTCCATTGTCTCAAGCTTCAAGATGTGAAAAACAGAATAATCTTTTCCATCGCCGCGGGCAACGTCAGCCACCATCAAATAAGAGTTTTCAGGCTTATACTCTTCCCAAATCCAAAAGTTGCGATCAAACCCCGTTTTATGACGAGGTTCGTGTGTAGTCTCCAGCATTCTTTTTAAATCATCAGGATGGACCACTGTGTCGCCTGACGTATTAAAGTTACATTCCAGCTCTTGCGCTATTTGCCGGCGAGACATGTTGCGAGTTTCTTTTTCAAACCACTCTTGATCACGATCCGGATGCACATCCCATGAAAGGCGTGTTGGATAAAAATCATTATTGCTTTGCTCAGATTCGACGTATGTCTTGTGAAACCAGTTTCCCACACCGTTGGGAGTCGATAATGCGATACATCGACCACCAGTTGATAGCGTGGGATATAGACCGGTCCACAGGTCATCTAAACCCTCGATGTGCGCGGCCTCATCGAGAACCAACAAAGATAGAGCCTCAGAACGACCGGCATCTCCAGAGGTCGAAGATGCCTTTATTTGCGAACCGTTTGTTAATTCAAATGACGTTCTGTTGTCAATCTTTATCTCTGCTATTTTTAACCATGGCGGCAGATTCTTCATAATATTCTTAACCTTTTTAACCAAGTTTCCAGCAGTGCTGAATTTTGTTGCCATGACAAGAATGTTCTTATCTTTGTGAAATAACATCATCCAAACAATATAGCCCGCAGTAATGGTAGAAATACCAAGCTGGCGAGCTTTTAAAATCACATTGAAGCGATAATCATTAAAATCTTTAAGCAATTGTGTCTGAAAGTCGTATGTCTTAAAGGCTATGCTTCCATGCATCGGATGGGAAATTCTTGCATAATTGTTTAGGAAATATGTTGGGTCTCTTCCACAAGCCACAATTTCCTTAACTGTTTGTTTTTTAGACAGTTGATACGACATATCATTTTATTTTTCTTTCTTGGGGGCGCGCCAGCCTGCACCGGAGCCGTCCCATCCACCCTGTTCAATAAATTTTCTCCATCCTTCTGGGCTTGAACCGGGTGGGCTATCCTGTTTCGAGGAACCACCATAAGTGTTCGCTACATCATCCATTCCGCCAATCTTATAATATCCGATTGCCATAACTTGTACCCTTACTCTAGAAATGTGCTCCACTCGCACGTAGGTCTCGTCATGTGATGTTAATGATAACGTATTTTTCGTAATTTTTTTATACTCTTTTTTCAAAAACTTGGCGACATCTCCAATCATTTTAGACATTTCGTTTTCCAAATTCTGACTATAGATATCTTTCAGCTTCATTTCAGACGAATATGTTATACAAAGAATGTTTCCATGAAATTTAATACCAAAGCCATCAACTACACGCTGATCGATGATCGGGTTGCCTTCTTCTCTCTTGAGTCCTATTTTTCTAATATCGCCATCGGCGGAAAATGATTCTAGGTGCGCGCCATCATAACCATTTGCAGCTGCTTGTGCGATTCCTCTAACGATTTCTAAAGTTGTTGGCATTATTTTTCTCCTTTTTCTGGCTTGTTGGGGCGCCACCCTGATAGCCACCTTTCCTCTCTGCCATCAACATATTTTACAAAACATTCATAACAACATTCGAATTTTGAGATACAAACATCGTCTTTAACGTTAAGTGTATATTTATTGCAACTAGAGCAAGGTTTATTTGATTCTTTATTAATTAGTTTTTTAGAAACAAAAAAACCATTATGTTCGATTTTCTCTGCAGATGATTCGGCTTTTTGAAGTTTTTCTTGAAACTTTCTTACTTGTTCGATATAATCTTTCTCTTTTTCCTCGTCCCAGTTGCCTCTGGGATTTTGGATTGTTTCTTTTCCATACTTCTTGGCAATTGCCTTTTCAACTGCGGCTAGTTTATTTAACTCTTTGTCGCTCATCTCAATTTACCATGGAAGGATCAACTATAAAATCAAAACTTATATATCTATCATTGTGTAGTTTTTCAATAAAATCAGAGTATGTTTTTGTACTATCAAAAACTATAGTCGAGACGACACAACCGCCAGTTGGCTTTCCAACACAAAAAGTAATCACTGGTTCGTGACTGTCTGTAGAGCCCATCACAGAGACAAAACCTTCCATGTCTTCAACCGAAGATCCAAAAGGAATCGTAAGCATCAGTCTTGCACCCAAGTCAATTTGCCTCTTGAACAACGTTTGTGGGGTTTCTTCTGGAACTGGAACTGCGAAAGTCATGAGTACTCCTAATCTGTTAGCTCAGCCGTTGCATACATTATTCCGATAGATGTTGCAATTCCGGCGACGACACCGCCGGCAAACATCCAAGCGGTACGGCGATTTGGATGCTTGCCAATCAAATCTTGAAGACGTGTAATTTCGTCATCCTTTAACAAGTTCATTGCATCATACCTCTCTTGTAAACCATCGTACCGAATTTGAAAACGATCTAAGTCAAGCTGGTGTTGTGCTGCCTGAAGATCTAGCTGATACTGTGTTTGTAGTTCGCACTCTTCTTCGGCAGTTTCTCTGTTTACGATTAGCTCGGATACAGCCTCGTAATTAAAAAGCTTACCATCAAAGGGCGCAGGGTCGCCTTCTTGTAAATCCGTAAATTGCGGATCAGCGTTAGCAGTAATTGGTATGTATAGACCAATAAGAATTGCTAGTTTTTTCATTTATGCCTCAACAATATTATAACATTAATCATACTGTTTTTATAGGAATAGTGCTCCAATTGCTCCGTATAACATCATTCCCATAATAAATGCACTCATGCCAAGAATTCCTAATATCTTCAAAAGCTCTAAATCGCTTATGCCTTTCTTAAAAAGATATCGTGAAAGTTTTCTTAGCATTTTTTACACCTTTTCAAAACCAAATTCATCTTCAATCAATTTATCCAAATCGTCCGGAGAAGAATCCAGAAGTTCTTTTAATCTTTTCTTCTCTTTACTATTTAGTTTTCTTTTTTCTTTCAAGTGGTCTTTTTCTATCTTCTCGACAGTATTTCTGTAGTTTTCGTCTGCTTCTGCGCGTCGTAGCTCTTCTTTCTCGTAACTTTCGCTCAAAGCGTCAATCTGATTCTTATAGCTTTCTTGTGCGATCTTTAATGATTCGCCAACCACTTTCTTGTCTCTTCTTAATAAAAGAGCAACAAGCAAGGACAATACAACAATACTGGCAATCTGCCAGTTTTTCTTTATCCAAAGCCAAGCTTTTGACAGCTGCAGTTTGATAAGTCGCCAGGACATATTACTCTTCCTCTGGCAATTCCATATCGGACAACCTATCTTGAGCCGCTTGAAGGTCTGATTCGTCCGGATCTTCCAGTAGTCTGGAGATTTCGTTTCTCAACTCTTCCAAGTCTACTGTTGCAGCATTTAATTCGGCCGCTCTGACTTCAGCGCTTTCTTCATCTGAGTCTGCTCCAAGCTGATTAATTGGCGCGTCTGGATCGTAATCGCCCTCTTCCGCTTCGGCTATTTGCCTTTTTTTGCCGCTCATATAATTCATCACAGAAGATAAATAATCTTGAGCCTTTGTGATCTTGGACTCTACCCACTCTTCAAGATTGCTATCTTTCGATATCATGCCCTGCAGGTTCTTAGCCAATTCTTCAGTTCGGTACAGCTGGTTGATTGCCATTGAGCCTTCGCCATGACTCTCAAAATCATGAGGAGGAAAGGAAGCCCAGTCCGTGCCCATCATGCTAGCCTTGATTTCTTCAAGTTGTTCGCCATCGTCAACAGCATTGTGCTCCTCCAGTGTTTCTAGAAAGAGTGCCAATAATTTTAACTGCGAGGATCCAATTCTACGAAATTCCCCAGCAGCTGCGGCTTGAGCGGCTTCGGATAACTGATTAATCAAGCGCCTTTTGATCTGACCAATTTCTAATCCGCCATACCCACGAACCAAAACTTCTGCATCATCGGGAGTGGCACTGTCGTCCTGAGACGTGGCGTAAAGAGGGTTTCCCTCATCATCGTATTTTACTTCTAACACGCTCTTCAATTCTTCTTTAATAATCTGTTTAAGTTGTGATTTTGTGATTTTCATCTGTGGGATCCCCTCAATCTCTGTTCCGGAGATGCCATTGGTCCAATTTTAGCTGCAGCATCTCTCATTAGCTTATTAAACATTTGCGGGTCTTCTTGTACGATATTCTCGATGACGCCAACAGCGTCATCCCAATCTCCAGGCAAAGAATCTGCGAAAGATTGCAGGGCGCCCCCTTGACGAATCATGGTTTTAAGTTGTTGTCTCTGTGTGGCAGAGTCTTGACTTGCTAAATCAGCTAAACCTTCTAGCTCGTCAGGTACTCGGTCGCCGCTAGTAACAGCACGCATTAACTGAGTCAAAAATCCTCTTACATCATATTGCTCAACAAATCCTTCAAGCTCTTTTGTTCTTTTAGCCTTACTTCCAAGTCCAAAAAGACCCTCATCAAGACCGTACATAGCCTCTAGATATCTCATTATTTCCGACCTAAGTTCCGGTGGAACCCCAAGATCAGACATTGTTCGTACATATCTATGAGGAGCGCCAACAGTGCGAGCGTACCCTTGTTCAGTTGCAATGGCTTCTAGCCGCTGCCACAACTCTTTAGCTTCAGGGCTCAATCTTTCGTAAGCTGCATCTGCACGGGCGCCCTCGCTCAAGACAACCTTAAGTTCTTCTTTGATAATTTGTCTAAGTTGTGATTTTGTAATCTTCATTTTCTATCCAATCTTTCTTTTAATTTGCCCAGTGAATCCATCACTTTATTATAACCACCACGAAGGCGGTCTCTGCACCAAGAAGCGCCCCCTAAGATCCAGTCTCTGGCTGTGTTCCAAAGATCCGAAACCATTTCGCTTAGCTGATCCCAAGCCAAATCTAAGATGTCCAAAACTAATTTAAGTGGAGCACTCAAAACACGCAAGAGCGGGTGCTTTTCTCTACGAAGCAGTAGCCACGCTAGCAACACTCCTACCAACAATCCTTCTAATCTAGGTGCTTCTACGTGCAAATGATAGAGAATCTCCCAGCAAAATGTTGCAACCAAGGCAACCAAGCCATGAGCCCAACTCAATAGACCTCCAACTAATTCTAAAACTGACTGTAACATTATAAAACCTCCGTGTTATTTGCACCCATCTGGCAGATGTGATGTTAATGTTTCCTTATAAATATTCAGCGACGGCTGATTCCACTCGATTTGTGGACAATAAGTTTCATGATCTTTCTGATCTTGTAAATATAATTCTAATGCTCTAGCATCTCGCTCCATCTCGGATAAGTCTACTTGTATCTGGTTAGCCTTATCCGACAAGGTGGAAAAGAGAATCCCAAGAAATAGAACTACAGCCTTCATCTTGTCACTATATCTTCGATTCTATCAAGTATGCTTCTGACATGGGCAAGATCGCTCTCGACTCTGATTAACGTTCTAGTTGCCTCTTCTTGCTCATCAACTTGTTCTTCAAGATCTGCAACCTGTCGCTCTAA